AACACGAGTCTGTCAACCAAATCGGTATTGGAGTTTCGCCTAACTGCTAATTCGTGGTTGCCTTGTGTAATAGCTATAACGTTTTTCGCATACGGCTGTAAAAATTTTGCGCTGTCTTCTACTACAACGTCAAAATAGTCTTCTCGCCTGTACTCCGGCCGTAATTCGTCTAAGTTTCGCCTCGGGTCAAACTTCCCTTGCATTGCGTCAAACCAATCACCGCCCAACACAATCAACGCATTTTCACTAACTGCCTTGTCAAGGTGGTTTTTTAGTGCTTCTCTGTCACATGTAATGCTGTCAAAATGTACATCCGAGATAAGGTAAATGGGCTGTATAAAATCCTTACTTTCTTCCAGTTCTACCGTTATAACGTTACCTTTTGGTTTGACTTGTAGCGTCATTTTGTTCTGCCTCAAAAACAATTTCTTCGTCTGTTTCCAAAACGTACTGGACGGCTTCTTTTCTACTCGGGAACGGACCAATGACAAGACCCCCGTCTGGAGCTAAAAATTGTTCGGGAAGCCGGAAGTAACCAAACATTTTTACAAACCACTGCTCTGTTCCATCTTCTTGGAACTCACTAAACACTACAACGCTACTAACGTCTTCGGCATTTACAAAAATGCCATTCCTTGCTTCAAAAAAACACGTTTTCGCCCCCTTTATTGTAACAAACGCCTATCTGGGCCGTCTAAAAATAGTATATCACACGACCCCAGCAATCTGCTGACAATCGCTGGGCCAAAATTGTCTTTGCCAAAATGTTCTTCTATCTCCGCTACTGTTAGGTTTGTACTTATTACCATTGGTTTCTTTAAGGTTACCCGCCTGTCAATGACATAGAAAAAACGTTCCGGAGCCCAGTCGGAACGTATGTTTTCTTTACCGAGGTCATCCCATAGCAGCACGTCACAGTCAATATATGCCTGCGTAACCTCATATTCGCTACCGTCGTCGCTGTCGTATGCACGTTTTAGTTCGGCAAGGAAGTCTACCGTTCTGCCATACCTACACGTGTAACCTTCTAAACATAGCTTTCTCGTCAAAGCGTGTAACATGTACGACTTCCCAGTTCCGTTCCCAAGTGGATTCGTTTTTGTGCGGTGGGAGGAGAGGATTATACCTCTCCCCCCGTTCGGCTGCCATTTCTTCAGTGTTTCTATCACCTCCCTATTGTAATTGTCTACTACAGCGTTTTCAAAAGAGTGCATCACCTCCTCTCCTTGTAACCCGCTTTCTTTTAGTAGTTTTCTACCATAAACGGTCTTGTAACATTCACGTACGTCATACCGCATACGTTTTATTTGTGCTCCAAAATCCGGTTCTTCAATCACTTCCTCCTTGCCACATATTTCACATTGACGGTACTCCCAAATGCACATGGACGGGTCAAGTATTTTGTACTCCACCACAGGTGCGTTTTGTAGCAGTTCCATCATGCGTTCAAAACGTTTTTTGCTAAGCTCCATTTTTTGTTCCAAATCTTCTTCGTTCATACAGCTACCTCAAACGTACTGGGTTCTTCGTCTTCGGCAAGGTAGAAAAGAACTACTGGATTCAAATCCAAATCTAAACGCCTATTCGCTGTAAACGTTACTTCTAAAACACCTTTTGGTTCTTCACCGCTCCAGTCTACTACAATGTCAATGTCTTTTATCCTTATCACGCCACGTACCCAATCACGGTTTTGAAATAAGGATGCGTCGCTGTATAACCGCTCTTTCTTCATGTATTTCACGTTCTTTTCAAACCTCACCGTAAACTCGCTTAAATCCCCTTTCGCCCTAACAAGCTTGCCTTCCAATTCTAATACCTTCATTGTACTCCCTCCTTCTTTATATTTGCATTACGTCATAAACGTAATTGCTAACTTCCCTTAATGCCCTATAACAGGCACGTTTTATTGCTTTGCTTTTTACCCTGCTTTTTATTTTGCGCTCCATTTTGTTCTCAAATTCCGCATGAATGCTAAACAATTTTTGCGTCGCTTCTTTGTATGTTAGGTTTTTTCGGCTAATCCTTTCTACTTCGTTTGCCATTTTTGCTAATTCACTAAACACGTTTTCGTAAAATATTGCTACTGCCTGTTCCACATCCTTATCCGGAATATCCTCGTCGCTGTTCTCAAGTTCTGTGCTAATAGATGCTACAATCAGGTGCAGTGCCATTTTTTAGTAATCCCCTATAGCTGGATAATCCGCCATGTTCCCAAGTTCTCCGGCTATATCCTCAAGTCTCGTTCTTAGTTTTTCGTCCTTCCCTACCATTTTGACTCCCTCCTTACTTGTATTATACATGCTTATGCTACCCATCTAACTTCAACGTACTCATTTTCTTTGTCTTTCGGAACTTCGTCGTAGCAATCCAAAATAAGTGTAGGCTTGTGTGGAACTAGACGGGTAAAATCCCCTTTGTCTTCAAATGAACAATATAGCAAAATTCTCCAGTCTGCGACGTCGTCTCTTACCCATGATTGCACAATTACCCTATTTATCCTTATTCTCGCTAAATCGCAGTACAACGTAATTAGGCCGTGCTTAGACACGTATTTGCCTTCTAACTTGCTTTTGCTTTTTTCGTCTACTGCTAAAATCAGGCATTCCATTCCACTTATTCGCCCATACACCTCAGTGCCCACGTGCACCTGTCCATTCATAATGTTTTCCCTCCTTGTTTACGTTGTGCTAAAAGCACTTCCCACCGGTCAAAATGTTCTTCGTTTTCCGTGTACTCATCCAACCACCGGTATTTTCTTAACCACGTTGCCGGATAAGGGATGTACCTCCCGTCTTGTTCCTTCCATTCTTTTGAATTCACTGCTTTTCTCAAGCCGGACATTATTTGTTCAAACAGTTCACTGTCCGGCTCTATCACCTCCCATGCTCGCATAGCGTCGTACTTGTTACGTTTACGGGGATACAGCTTCCAAAACTCTTCAAAACGGTCTTTTTGGATTGCGTCTAACTTCGGTGGTTGCTCCTTACCCCGACCAGCTCGTTTTTGTGGAATACGTGTTAAGCTAAGTGCTTCAATAAGGGGCACGTTTTGTGGAACTTGTGAATTTTGTTCGTTTCTGTTGTGCGTACATATATTTTTGTTTGTAGTCTTTGTTTGTAATCTATGTATATATATAGGACCTTGTAGTTTTTTAAGGGTCAACCTTGTAGTTTTTTTAAGGTCGACCTTGTAGTTTTTTAAGGGTCGAGCTTGTGAAGTTAACACCTCGCTTATTTTGTGTAGTAGCTTGTCAATATCCAACTTGTAATGTAGCACAGGCGTGCCGTTTTCCTTTTTGAATGACACCTCAAGAAAGCCCATGTCTTGGAACTGCTTCACGTATTTGCGTACCTGATATTGTGACAACGACGTTTCTTCACGCCATTGTTCGTACGTTTTCCAAAACTCCCCATCTTCAGTACGTGAACTCCAATACAGCATTTGGTTTAGCAGGATTGCGCCTTCTATAGAACCGACAAAATCCACCAATCCACGGGGAACCACTAACACGTTTTGCTGTCCTGCGAGCATTTGTAACACTTGTTTGACTGCTTGTTGACAATCCATCGCATTCCCTCCCTTGTTTATATTATACGACATGTTCGTGGTATAATGTTTGTGGGGAGCAAACCACCCCTGCTTCTGTTCGCCTATCCCTCCCTCCCTTGTGCTCCCTCCCACCGCACGTGTCACCTCCACAATGGGGCGGGGGATACCCGCCCCCTTCCTTTTTTGCTATCATTCTTACTCCTCCGTGAAAAAGAAGTAGTGTAATGCTTTTGGGCATTGTGCCTTTAGTTTTTTGTAGAAAGCTACTTTGACGCTATGTTTAGAAAATTGTAGCTGGTCTTGGTAACGTTTTACAACGGCACGTGGAACGTATCCGATGGTAGACATGACGTTTACGACTAACTGTACACGGCTGTCAATTGTGTCAAGTTCCCATCCGTTCATGCTTAATGCCTCCCTCATAGCAAATCCCAGTAATCCCAGCCAGCATAAACAATGTCTGCTACCGTTAGTACGCCTTCACGCAGCTGTTTCACTGTAAACTGCCCATTGCTAAGTAGTACGTTCATTGTGGCTTGTTCTCGTTCTCCGTCTACCTCTTCAAACGTTCCCAGTAACGTAACTCGGATAATGTCGTCATCGTCATTCATGCCTGTTACCTCAAATTTTGCCATTTCTACGTAGAAGTCTCCATCTTCGCCTAAATCCGCATGATTCCACCATTTTAACTGCTCTTCTTCTGTTACTTTGACAGTGTAAACCTCAATGTTCTCCATTTTGTTCCCCTCCTTTATTTGCTTATGGCGTCGTAAACGTTTACGACGTCTTTCACACGTTGGAACTCTAATTGTGGCTTCGTTTCTACATTGACGCATTTAGGGGCAAAACGTGCCGCCCCTCCCAAGTACAAGCAAACACTCCAAATACCTTTCTCTTTTGGTGAAACGACGGCATACGTCTTATTAGAAGAAATCAGGTACACTGCTTTACCGTTCTCAAATTTTGTTGGTTGCTTACGTTGTAGCACGCCTTTGTCATTTTCTTCGTATACCTCATCCTGCTCACTAAACGTTACGGGCATGAGTTCTTCTACGTTGTTTACTGCTGCCTTCTTTTGTTCTAAGTACTCCAGTACGTCTTCTTTAGAAATCTCAAGGCATTCCCCATTAACCACTTGGAAGAACCAACGGCCTTTGTACGGTTCATTGACCTCATACACGTTACCATTCCTTAATTCGTAATAGCTCCATCCTGTTTTTCCGGATGCGCTCCAATCTTTCTCGGGTTCTAAGAATGCACGCTTAAATCCGAACTGTGGGTCTGTGTCTTCAATTTCTGCTACCCAATCACGCCCACTGGACGTGTAGTGGGCTAACTGGATTATGACTCCCTTGTCCGTCTTTTCTACTGTCTTCATCTTCTATCCCTCCTTTTGTTTACTGTTAAGTTTTTGAGACATTTTCTAAGTCCCTCGCGACATTATTAGTGAACTGTTCCAGTATTTTACTGACTTCTTTGTCTACCGCTATGTAGAACGTTACAAGTGTTTCTGCTTCTGTTTTGTTTGTGTTGTACCCTTGTATTTTGTAGCAATTGTCTAATAGCCTTTTTGCCGCACGTTCCATGCTTTTACGTATTGGTTCTATTGCTTGTTGGATGTTGTTCCCCTTACCATTTTCGTAGTCTTCAATAGCATATGCTATTGCTTGTTCTTGCTCGGCGAGTTTCAAAAATGCCTTTTCGGACATGAAGGAGACCAGCTCATAAGCAAAATGTTGTACGTTTAGAAACACTTCGTCGTATTTCGGCTTATACCCTTCCTGTATAACGTGTTGCTGTACTGTTGCTAACGCCTGATGTACCTGCTGGGCTACCTTTATTGTTGCTTCTTTGTTTACCATTGTTTTACACCTCCTTTTAATGGAGGGGTAGGACAATACCTACCCCAGCACCTTTTAGTAAATGTATAAGCCCCATGTCTCCCAAGCCGCATTTACGATATCGCTTACAGACAACTCCCCCGCACGCACTTGCCACGCCTTAAACTGGCCTATCTCAATGTCAACAAGCATCTTTGCCTCGCTACGCTCCCCGTCTATCTCTTCAAACACGCCGAATAACTCAACGCTTATGATATCATCATCATTGTCCATATCGCCTACGTCAATACATACTGTCTCTGCGAAAAAGTCTCCATCCTCGCCCAAGTCTGCATGATTCCACCCAGCCAACTGCTCCTTCTCTGTTACTTCTATGGTGTACACTTCCTGCCTCATTGCAATCACCTCCATACTGGAAGGTGGGCTAATGCCCACCCTCCAGCCTTCTGATAACTCTATCCACCGCATCAGTGAACTCGGTATAAACCTTCATGTAAAGTATTGTGTCCAACTCTCGGCATACAAAGTGCCTTATGGCTTTCTCTTTTGTTTCTGGCCCCATGTTAGCAAACTTCAAATCGTAATATGTCAAGTCCTCAATCTCGTTCAACCACTGACACAGGCTCATGAACTCTTCTCTCACCGCTCCTGCTATATCTCTTGCAATTCTCATAGCTTCATGGTAGTACACATATTCCTTGCCATTTTCTTTCTCACGCTCTAAACAGAACATCTCAAGCTCGTCTACCAAATCGTCCAGCACACCTTCAAGGACTTTGAAAGCTGTCTCGCTTAACACGTCTATTAAATGCATACCAAGGATAAACCCTACAAACGAACCTTCAGCATAGTGGTCAATATTGGATGTTAACCACCCTTCAGCCCTCGCAAATCCACGGCTGATACCCTTACCCATCTCGATAGCTACTAACTCCTTCAAGTTCTCTCTTCCTGTCCTCATCTTTACTCCCTCCCTTCCTTTAGAACGTATGCGTTCGTGTCACTCTTATTGTTCCGTCGGGCATTGCGTACTCCGTTATAATGTCGGTGCTGCACTCTTCTACTGAGCCGTCGCAGTCGGTGTATATTTGCCGAATTACTACTTGCTTACCTGTTCTCTGCGCTTCTTCTAAAGCTGCTTGCACTTTTTCCTGCTGTTTGCTTTCTAACGCTGCTTTCTTCTCCTCTTGTTTCTTTAGGTATTCTTGCACTTGCTCGTAAGTAAATTCCATACCCAAAGCTTCTACAACTTCCCTAGGTACTTCAATTCCGTTGTGGTTATAGCGAACTAGGCCAGTACCGAAAAGCAGCTCCGCTATATCGCTATCTACGGTATAGTATGTGTAATTTTCTGCGTCTTCGGCATACACCTTAGCGGTAATTTCCCCATTTTCGAACTGTTCTTTTAATTGTTTCTTAGCCTGCGCTTTAGCAATTCTTTTTGCTTCCTCTTCTTCCCTTCTCCGCCTTAGCTCTGCCTCTATTTCTTCTTTGTGTGCTTGCATGAATGCTCTCTGTTTCTTGCTTGGGCTCCACTTCGCATACACGTGGCCGTCAGAGGTCATGTACAACCCGCAAAGTGCGATCACCTCTCCTATTTCCTTCATGCTGCTGTTTCCGTTCTCGTTTCTCATTCTTCTCCCTCCTTTATTTAAGAGGAGGGGCTAACGCCCCTCCTCCTTTACGTAAAATCCCACATCTCTGCGGGCTTGCGCTAACTGATCTTCCATATCACCTATGGCGTTCAACAATTCTTTGTTTAAGCTATCAAACACTGCAAACAGCATACCTTCAAGGGCTAACCTTTCCTCGTAATCCCTACCGTGATTATATAACCATCTATTTACATTAAAGGTATTCCAGAACTCGTCGTTCGCTTTCCTGAAGGCATCGTACATTGCGTTTGTTATGGCTGTATCCTTTACCCACATCTCTACTGCATACTGGCTTGGGTTACCATTTTCAAGGTACTTTTCAACCAAGAAATTTTCAATTGCCTTATCGTAATCCTTGCTTATTTCGGCTAACTGCTCATAAGCGGCTTCGCTGACCTTCTCCAGCATCTCTTCGATTACCTGCACAGCTAACTCCTCATACTCATTACCGTACACCTTTCTGGCTACCTTCAGTTCTGTCTTGGCTATTGCTGCGGCGATTAACCTTCCGAGTAACCTCACACTGCTGGTGTTAAACCTCTCTTGCACAGACTCTCTTACTTCCTTTCTCTCCTGTCTCATTGTTCTCCCTCCTTCTTTTTGTGTTACGTTTTGGTTTGTTGCTTCTGTTCTTCTCATCTTCTATCCCTCCTTTTGTTTGTTAGTTATATTATAAGATAAAAAATACTTTTTTAAATACCTTTTATATTAAGCAAATATTAAGTAAATGGAAGTGTTTTTGGAATACAAAAAACCGGGAGAAGGTAGAAAAATGCTACTTTCTCCCGGGGTCGGGTTGCTATCTCACTTGGAACACTTGTCTAAAATGGTAGGTCCTCTTCTATGTCTTGTTCCAATTCATCCTCCTGTTCTTCTACGTTTGTTGGAGTTTGTTGTCCATTTATAATGTCTTCCACCTCTTTACAAATGGCCTCATAGTCGTCTCGTCTTATTTCGGTAGAGTGTGCGTATCCGTACTTGCTAATTACGTTATGGATTACCTCCTTGTTCCCATGGGCTATAGCAAACAAACGTTTTGACTGCTTTTCTGTAATTGTTAGTGCAGGAGCTTCCATTTCTGCTGGTTCTTGTGGTGCTTCTTCTGTGAGCTGGTCGCCGACTTGTTCTTCTTGTGGTTCACTAATTGTGTACTCTACTTCCACGTGTTGTAGCTTGTCTTCGTCTACTTGCATTTCTTCAGAAACGTATAGCTGTCTCAAATCAGGCACAACCTCACGTGCATTTTGCACAAGTGCAACCTTTCTAATTTGTGTTGCCGCTTTCTTCCATCCTGCCTGTGGTTGTTTGTTCGCATTTAGTTTTATGTATTCATGCAAGCTCACAGTATGTTCTACAGGCTCTTTCCACCCTTTGCGCCATATTTTGCTCCATCCTCCCAATAGCTGTTCTTCGCCCGGGATGTAAAACGTGCCATTGCGGTATTCTACTTCGCTTGACCCTTTGCGTCTAACAATTATGCCCGCCTGATATCCTTCCACTAATGGACTGTTTGACAACCGCCGCATAAACACGTCTTTACCGACAATTATTTGTGCTGGCTCGTTGCCGAACTTCACGAGGTACGCTTCATTTAAGAATGGGTTCAAACGCTGATATTGACAGAGTTTTAGGAACATCATGACTTCTTGGTCTGAGACTTTACTCGGGTCGCCCGACACCAAATAACGTTTTACAACGTCTGGGCTTAAGGTTACTTCTTCTCCACTTTCTGCTTTGAACTTCACAATACTATCCATGTTTCTCCCTCCTTTTATTCTTCAGCCGCAGGCTTGACATACAATACCTGCGACCTTGAAACCTTCATTAAACCTTGCAACACTTCAGCTGGTACTACCTCCCGCACCTTCTTGGTATCTATTGTCTCGGTAATGCGCTCCTTGGTATATACCACATACTCGCCAGCTATTACGGGTTCGCTTCCTACTCGCTCCATGATTTGCTCCTTTATCCCTTCTCGTATCTCTTGCATTTCGGATATCTCTTCGCCAAGCTCAACGTACTGCTCAACCAACGCTGATAATTCCATATCCACTTTTGCTGTTTTAGGCTGTCTGGCGTTTTTATAGTACTCTGGGAAGCACTTTTCTGTATACGGACAATATGGCTGTCTGCACTGCCAATTATCCTCGGGATTATACGGTGGCTCAATCTCAACGCCTTGTTCAATCTTAAATGTCAACTCCTCCAACCGCTTTAGCTCGGCCTCTACAAACTCGGCATCGTAAACGACTTCTTCAATGTGGTGATCCCAGAACCTCGTCTTTGGAGTATCCTTATTCCGTGCTATCAAATACCCTTTTTCCAGCCCCAACGCATACAAGTACAACTGCACCTGCGTGAAATACTGCGGATGTGCTTCTCTCAATCCTTTTTCTCGTATCTCTGTAAATGCTCTCTTTGCTAAAGCCTTTGCCTCAAGCAATACTGTTACACCTTCATTATTGGTAGCTAATCCATCAATATGCCCCACAAGTAGTTCTTTATCGTGGTAAAAAATAGAAACTTCCTTCTGCTGGCTATGTAACACATACGGCCCATTTGGTAAGTTCTCGCATGCCCACTCAAGAATAGACTGCTCATGCATGTTACCTTCAGCAAAGGCACGTTCTGAACCTTCCCACAATGGAAGCCCTTCTACACCCCAAGCCTCAAGCTCAATTCTTCTTGGACATGCTCCTGCACTGCTTACACGTAACGCCATGGCTACCACGTAAACCCTTCCTGCTCAAGCATGCGCATTACTTCAAACACTTTACTGTACTCGCCTTGGAGCTCTGCCTCGCATGAGTCTCCGTCAATGTAAATGAACGTAAACCCCAAATCATCCAACAACTTTACGTACGCCCCAATATCGGGACAGCACATCACGTGCACTGTCAAGGTGCTTGTCTCTTCATCATTCACAAAGTCAACGAACCTCGCCAATGTTTTCATGTTCTCCCTCCTTCTTCTCATCCTCTACAACAAGGATGTCCAATGGGCTAATGTCCAAAATCTCGCAAATCTGATTGATACGCTTTAACGACGGCTCTACCTTACCACTTTCAATGTAATAGTATCCGTCTCCAGCATACCCCATCAATTGCGACATCTTGTGTTTTGTCAATCCACGATACGCCCTCCACATCCTCAACTTCGCCACGTCTAACACAATCTTTGCCATACTTGTTCCCTCCTTTCATGTTATCTCTTTATATACTATACCATTTTTCGCTATATGTCAATACCTGCACAATACCACAAATAAAAACGCCCTCCGAGTAGGAGGGAGGGGAGCACCTCGGAGGGCAACGCCTATATTAAAGTAATAGGCGGCTAATTCGCTAACTCATCCCATGCTTCGCCGAGTTCCGTCTTTAACTCCTTTAAGGCGGCTTCAATAAGTCCCTTTATCTCTTCTTCGGACAATTGTATACCTATTTTGCCTGCCGCATCGGACAACCACTCTGCCGCCTTGTCATACTTCTCTGCTCCGCCCAAATCCTTATATGCCTGCTGGACAAACAATACTGCAACTCGTGCCAATTCTCGCTTGGTAGCAAGCTCTCGCACTACCGCTTCCAACTTCTCTGTCCCTATCCTCTTTTGCAACCATGCTATCGCATATCCAACTAAAATCGGGACAAGAATAGCTATTATGTCATAAAGCAACTGTAACAACAAATCATGCATATTACTTACCCCCTTTCAATGTTTCATAAAGCTTCGCTATCATTGTAGCTACTTCCGCTTTTGTAGCTGGCTTGTCTGGATAGAAATATCCTTTTTCATCNCCCTGCACAATTCCCAAATCGTACAACTCTTTTATATACTTGTACGCCCAATGTGTCTGCGGTACGTCTTTCATGCCTTGCACCTCCTTTACTAAAGGCATTCCTAGAAAACGAAGTACACCATTAGCTACCCCTACAGCACACTTCCTTTGGAACGCCTTATTTCGTAATAATACCTCCTCCTCGGGATTACTGATAAACGCCAACTCCACCAACACGGCTGGCATTTTTGTATAACGTGTTACGTAATAATTGCCTTGTTTAACTCCTCTGTCCTTTAGACCTATTTGTTTCACCAACTCCGTCTGGATAAACTGTGCTAAAGTCTTGCTTTTAGCGTCTTTCGGGTAGTACCACGTCTCCGTCCCATGAGCCGACGAGTCATTTGATGCATTACAATGTATTGAAATGAAAACATCGGCCTTGGAGTTATTCGCTACATCACACCTTGCTTGTAGCTCATTTGGTTGCTTGGCTGTTCTCACATCTTTATCGCTATCCCTTGTCATTACCACTTCCACGCCCGCATTTTTCAGCACATCTCTAAGCTGTAAAGCAACCTGAAGCGTGATATCCTTTTCTTTTGTCCCGAAATACCCTACTGCCCCAGGCTGGCTTCCACCATGCCCAGGGTCAATGCATACTTTCATCGTCGCTCCCTCCCTTCTTTGTCTCTTCTCTCTTTATTCCTGCTAATGCCCACAGCTCACCTGTGGTAAAAGCAAACCAACTCGCTATTAACGTTGATGGCTCTGACCCAGTGTGCCAATATAAAAACAATACCGCCACCACAAACAAGGCATTTAGCAATATCACCCATCGCACTACTTTCTTAGAAAAACGCTCTTCAGTCATCTTTCTCATCTCTCGTCCTTGCAAGTAGCTCGTCAATTTTTGTTTCTTGCCTTGCCATTTGTATTTCAATTTGGTGTAATACAGCCATCAACTCTCGCAACGCCTTTGTATTGTTATCAATCACAACAAACAATTCCTTGCTATTATCAGTAGGCTTAGGATTGCCGATAATCTTCACAAACACGTAACCAAGCATCGCTATCGCAAAAATCGCCACCCCGTATTGAGCTATTTCTGCCCCTGGCATCTTGCACCTTCTTTATGTGTTGCTTATTCTGCATCCAATACAGCAAAAACACATTCTCGCAAATTCGAGAGATTTGGTACTTGCTCCCTCGTGTATTTACCTTCTTTAATGTACCGCACCCACAACTTTACAAGAGCACTCTCTGTCGTAAACATTAGTTACCACCTCCCAACAGCGTAGTTAACTCAAGAATGGCCTGTTCAAGCATTGCAATCCGTTCTTGCTCAGTTAAGAGTCTGTCCTCATATTCATAATAAACAGTGTTCGTTGCAGGATTACAATACAAAACTGCAATTTTCCCTTCTCTAATTTCAGGTTGTGGCAAATCTTCTACCAATACTCCAATCTGTCTTAACTCTTCTTCACTTTTTCCTAACCCATGAACTGGGTCAAACGGCATGTTGTGTATAAGCCCAACTCTATATTTCCCCTCAGCTACTTTCACTAAATCACCTAAAAAAAAATTTCATTACTTTCTGCCTCCTTATGAAATGATTTTATAATAAGTAGCACCATCAAGTTTTCTTATTGCTTTACCACTTATAACATTATGAGCACAATAAACATTACCCGCACTGTCTACTGCTATACCATATCCATTTCTAACATCTGTCTTACTCCATATTTCATTGCCATTACTATCAAGTTTTCTTATTGCTTTACCACTTNTAACATNATGAGCACAATAAACATTACCCGCAGAATCTACTGCTATACCACGACCATAGTCAACATCAGTTTTACTCCATATTTCATTGCCATTACTATCAAGTTTTCTTATTGCTTTATCACCAACGTCAACTTCATGAGCACAATAAACATTACCCGCAGAATCTACTGCTATACCACGACCATAGCTAACATCAGTTTTACTCCATATTTCATTGCCATTACTATCAAGTTTTCTTATTGCTTTATCACCAGTGCCAACATTATGAGCACAATAAACATTACCCGCAGAATCTACTGCTATACCATGACTATAGCTAACATCTGTCTTGCTCCATATTTCATTGCCCACACTGTCTAACTTCCTTATTGCTTTATTCCCACTTGAAACATAATGAGCACAATAAACATTACCCGCAGAATCTACTGCTATACCATGACTATAGCTAACATCAGTTTTACTCCATATTTCGTTGCCATTACTATCAAGTTTTCTTATTGCTTTATAACCAGCGCTAACAAAATGAGCACAATAAACATTACCCGCAGAATCTACTGCTATACCACGACCATAGGCAACATCAGTTTTACTCCATATTTCGTTGCCATTACTATCAAGTTTTCTTATTGCTTTACCACTTGAAACATTATGAGCACAATAAACATTACCCGCACTGTCTACTGCTATACCATATCCATTTCTAACATCTGTCTTACTCCATATTTCCGTACCATTACCTTTTGAAGGCTCTTTTTGTAAATTAACCTCTTTGATGTAAGCACCAATATCATACTTCCCGCCACGCCTACTGATTATCGCTTCTCCCATCTATCTCACCACCTTTATTTGTACTGGTAAATCAATCGTGGGCTTTGTCTTTGCGTAAAATGTTATAGAATTAGCTCCTGTAACAGCACGATAAACATAATTCCATTGGGAACTTCTCTCAATATCAGTGCCATACGTTCCACTCATTACCACATCTATGATAGGAGTATCCGTACTCAATATCCCACTTACCGAAACACTCTGTGAAAATGGAGCTGAACTTCCACTCCAATTTGCTGCCTGAATGGTAGCTGTATAAACAACATTAACCGCCGCACCTATATCAGCTGGTGTTATTACATCCGTCCCCCCAGTCTTATGGGTACTCGCATGTTTAGAAGGCGCAAACGAGCTGGGCTTACTTTGAATATCATCCCAAGCGGGCAGCTGATCGCTTCTGCTGGTCTTGGCTATATAGTATGAGCCAGAAATACCGTGCGTTTGTTTCGAGCTTGCGTGCGTATTCACCTTCGCCTGTGCTCCTGCGGGGGTTTCTGCACCTATATCAGCTGGTGTTATTACATCCGTCCCCCCAGTCTTATGGGTGCTTGCATGATTAGAAGGAGTAAACGAGCTGGGCTTACTTTGAATATCATCCCAAGCGGGCAATTGGTCGCTTCTGCTGGTCTTGGCTATATAGTATGAGCCAGAAATACCGTGCGTTTGTTTCGAGCTTGCGTGCGTATTCACCTTCGCCTGTGCTCCTGCGGGGGTTTCTGCACCTATGTCAGCTGGAGAAAGAGCATCACTCCCTCCAATAGCATGAGTGCTCTTATGGGCACTCGGAGGGAAGCTGGAGGGCTTCCCCTCAATATCGTCCCACTTCACTACTCCTACCTTCTGCCATGCTGTGCCAGTATCCCTGTATAGAATCTGCGTATCTGTTGCCACATACAGCCTACCTGCTACACTAGCAGCAGGTTTTTCAGCGTCCAAACCAGCTTGAATTGATGAAACACCACCAGCATTTACTATACGCTTTGCAAGCTCTGCATCTATGATGTCAGCATTTGCATTAAAGTCGTCAATGTTGACTACGTCAGTACCTTCAGGCTTCTTAAGATTATAATTTTGCGTATACTTCAAAATTGCCACCTCCTACTATATTACTCTTACTTGTTCCCAAGTGTAATGTGCCAAATCATTCCAAACCCTACTTGCCAAGAAATTCCAAACGTTATAAGTGTATTGATACTCATAATTTAAGTGTGCTGGCTTAATTTCTTCTATCGTCTTTGTCAAATCGCTCATATTAGGTGGTATTCCTTTTTCTCCAACAAACTTTACTACGAATTTGTATTCGCTTGGCTATTCTATGACTTCTACCTCTCCATTTGCAAAAGAGCTTGCGACGTTCTTAATAACTTCTTTTGTAATTGTGCCATATCCTCGCAACTTTGCTGTTATTCTTTCTCGACTAAATTTGTCTGGTTTTGTTTTATCAATTGGCAAGCCGAAATATTACTCCCATAATGCCAAACCGCATGTGGCTGTGGACACAAATAACTGCTTTAACACTTCATCCAGTGCTTGGTATAGCTGGTCAATCTCCCTACCTTGCGCATCCCATATGGTACGCATTACGATACTCGTTAAATAATACTGCGGCATATTGTCAAGCATCCTATTCCCTGCTTCACTTATCATGTCAACGACACCGTCCCCAGCACTGCTACTTCTTGCTCGCCTATAACGATATTATTCGTACCGCCATTGATAAGCAAATTACTGTAATCGGATACCCCCGCCACATCTAAGATGACACCCCCAATTTTAACGTACTTCACATCGTTATCAGCTTGAAAAGTCAATGACTTCAAATATTCCCTTAAAGCCTCGGTAATGTTCAACTTTACCGCATTGGGATCATACCCCTGCACAACACTTATATTCGCAGTTATGTTTATCGGTATTGCGGTTGCTGGCTCCACATACACCCTCGCACCTACTGGTGCTAATCCTTCCCCTGTATCTTTGGAAAAAATGCTTTGGTATTCTACTTTGTCAATCGCTACCACGGAATTGGTATCTGCTTGCAACCTTTCAATGCGCAACTCCAAATGGTCTTGCCCATTCCAATAGAACCTTTGATAGACCCTTGACAACGGGTTTAATGCATTGGCTGAATAAATTGTCTTGGCTTGTATTTGGCTGGACACATCTACCACTGCCCACGCATTAGTTGTCAAATCCCACACACCTATGGACAGCAAATCATTTGTACCGCTGCCTGTAGTGGACAAATCTAATATGACGTTCCACACTCCTGGTTGCTCAAGCATCGTATCAAACTGCGTATGTGTAACCTTCCCAGTGCCACTCGAACTATAGCTTAAAATTACCTGCCCATTTGAAACTGTAACGCCATAACCTGAAATAGTCAAACTCTCTGCTTCATTCACATGCAACCATCTTGGTGCTATGTGCTCCTGAACTCGCTGAACTAACTCTTCACTGGCTGGCTGCATATCCTTATCAACAATTGCTACGCTAACTGTTCCATTGCCATACTTCAACGGTACTACCGAAACACTTCCAACACCTGCAACCTCAAGTGCCCATTTTATATAATCAGCTTTATTACCACCTGCACTGGGATTGCGCACCCATTCCAAATATCGTGCCAATAAACTTGCATCATCTTCAGTATCTGCACCACCACTCGTGGCTTGCTGATTCTCAATCCTTGCAACGCCCTGAATGGGAGTACTTAACACNGTTATTGCTCCTGCGGCGACATTNCCTTCAATCCCTTCGTCCAAGGCTTCTATGGGTACGGACACTTCTCCTGCATCGCTTATCACCGCTTGCGTGGTAGTCCTAAAGAATACCGCTGGAGCCAATTCCGATGAAGGGGTGGACACTATCGTTCCTTCTGGTATTACCGTTCCACTATCACCAAAGAATGTTACATACCCAGTGGCTTTACTTGCTGGTATTCTGGATAATCCATGTTCTTCAGCTCTCAAATCCAAATATGTACCAAACGTTGTCTGTGCAAATCCACGACGCAATACCTCTTGCGCCCATATTGTAGCTTGTGTCAATTCTGCGGCAACTGGAGCTAATGCATCATACACAAATGAACCTTGGCTTTTGTCATAATTGTCTGGTACATAGGACAACAATCTTGCTAATATTGTTTCAAACGTTTGGTCTGTTAAGTATTCTGGTAAGTCCAACTTCTCACCCCCTCAACGTGACTGTTCCATCTACATTATAACGCACAACCATAAGCTCGGGTATATTAACGCCATCCTCGGTCAGCAACACTTCTTTTATAACAAGCACCTTATCAACCAAACTAACACCTTCACTCAAACTTGGTATTGGAGCATTGTTTCCACATTCTTGAAACGTGCTTCCATCTACCGACGCATAAACCTTTACATCGCACCCTGCAGGAATATTTGCTTCCCAAGAAATATTTGACCCATTACACGTTCCAAGGCTCTTTAAGTATATTGGCTTGCTTAACCTATAACCACCACGGCCAACTTTAAGGCTATTATCAAACCTCAAGGCGTATGTGGTATTCTCATCAATTGGTAATGGCTGATTGCTTTGATACGCACTCAATATTTCCTCATCCGTCCTTGCTCTGTTGCTTATGCGGAGGTCGTCGATGAGGCCGTTGAGCTCATTTACACCCCCCCATGAACCTATTTTTGCTAGGGTAGCAAAGCCCAAATTATTGCTCCGTGTATTACTTGCCTCTAAAACGCCATTAACGTACAGCTTTCTACCAGATGGTGACCAAGTAAATGCCACGTAATACCATATACCAGCTTGCAAAGTAGTGACACTTGCTAAGATTGCTTCAGATGAACCATCACCATCAAAAACCAGTATCTTATTAACATTGCCTCCTACGAATTGACGCATAATTAGTATACGTGGGCCGGGAGCGGAAACATCACCCGACGTGAAAAAAGCATTATAATAAGAAGGAGATAATGTATTCAAATTTACCATAAACTCAATCGTCCCCTCCTGTGGGTTCAGCACCCCCGCCGTGGGGATGGTGAGCGTTTCCGCTGCCCTTGTACCGTCAATGAAGGAGGTGGCGTAGGGTTTTTGTTCGAGTTGGATGGCATAAACAAGTAATTCTGTTTCAACAGTGTTACTATGCGAAATTCGTATTTCGTATTTACTTATCGTTTTACTGCTGTTTGGAGTAATTGTAGCTACTAATTTATACACTCCTTGACCGAATATAGCGGACATATCATATCTTGTCGTGTTAGAGTCGTTCCAAGTGTAATCTGTGTACGTGCTATCTGTATAATATATAGTCCCGCCAACATTTATATTGTTAATGTTGCCTTTTAGGATTTTTAACAACACGCTAACGGTATGAGGAGTGTTAGAAATGGATACAACTTTTGAACAATGCCCTTTATCGCCATCATTATCATATAATCGCATTACTCCGTTTTGTTTGGAAAATGGATTATATTCTGATGATAACCATTCTAACGTTGTCCAGGTTCCTACACCCCAACCAGAAACGCCTGTTTTAAAGAAAGGGTCGCTGTTTAAATTCGTCGTCCCCTCCTCCACCATCACCGCCTGGCCGAATTTGCCAGGCTCGAAGCGAGGCTGATTCACCGCAACCTGCGTGGCGTCGGATTTGTAGGCGACGCTGTTGCGGATGAAGGTGGGAGGTTTGTCTGTGTAGTTATTCTCTGCCTCTACGCCGAGCCATACACGGATACGCCTATTCTGCTTCAAAAGCCGATACAATGGACTTTGCGTATTCCCTGCATCGAATTTCCGGCTTTCGTTGTTCAGCCGTATATCTATCTCATTCGCTGATATATTCCCTACCGGTAGGCTACCCTGCGATACTTCCCGCTCTTCAAGCAGGTGTATGAGAAGTATGTCGTCACCTTCGTATGTTTCTTGGATTGATGTGAAGAATTCAAGTATTTTCACCTGCCTGCCGAGATGCGACCATTTCGTTATAGTTAGCACCTGCTTTGTCACGTCCAGCACGGGAGAGGCCAGTGTCTTTCTCCATTCCACCGAAGTGTTGCCAGTAACTTGCTCCGTATACAGGAGCGTGTTGTCTGGACCATACAGGTCTATACGGAAGTCCACCGGCCACTCGTCACGCTTGCTATCGCCTACCACCTTCAAGCTGTAAATTGGTCTTGCAAAATGCGTGACTGTCAGCGTCGGGTATGGTACTGTAAAGCTACCGTCTGCACCGGCCAACTGCGAACCCCACCAGCCCATTTGCTTGGTGCTTGCTTCTTCAGGGATTGGTGCTAAAGCCCAGTCTTGCCCAAGTACCCATGAGCCGTCTAACGCAGCGTATTTTGCAAAAGGCTCAGTTACTGCGTCGGCTGTTTGGGCTGGGTAGCTTATGTTTGCTTGCTCATTAGCAGTGCACTGTATGGACTGGTCAAGAAACGGGTCTGTGTAGTCGATTTGGACTTTTCCATATACTCGCCTTTCTGTTGCTTTCATTTTGTCATTGAAATCCTGCGTAACTGGATACATCTACATCACCTCATGGCATCAACAATGCCGCAATACTGACTCCATCTACTGCGCTATAGTCTATTGCTACTTGGCCAGCAAGTCCATCGGATTGATTGTATATTTTTGTATCCAAAGGCCCTATGAACACCGCCGAATTCGCAGCCACTGTGATGACTCTATCAGTTAGCTTTAGACCATTGACGGAATATTCTGATCTAATGGTGACGGTTACGTCTGTTGCTGAATCATTCTTTACGTGCAATATCACTTTACCGTTGTTCTCTACAGCGTGGCCATCTGCGACGGCTGGTGAATATGCGGCTATAAGGCCAGTATCGCTCAATTGCTGTCTTGCCAAGCTCACTCTTGCCATCTCACTCCCTCCTTCTATTGCTCTTCTAATTCAATGTCTACTTGCCAGTACTCGTCCCTTGTTTGTAAGCGCTGCCGGCTGAATTTTGAAAACCATACAATAGCGTTCTTTGTCTGCCCCTCGTCCTCATACACAAAAGAAAGCGGTGCCCCTTTGTCATATTCTTCTTGAAGCACCGTTATATCGCTTGCTGGCAAACCTTTATATGCCAGCTTGAATATTTTTTTCTTGGCAATGATGTCTTTCACCAGCTTTCCAGACGCAGTTCTATCTGCCCGCCCTATTTCGAAAGGCTCTATGTTAAAGTCGTCTGGTTTCGGTATGTCCCGTTCAAAGCCAGGCGTTCCTAACTTCCAGCTCATGCCCTCTCAANNCCTTCAACTCCTAACCGCATGTTCTCGCTTATTCTTATACTTGCAAGCTTACGCTCAAGCTGTTTCAGACCGTAGTCATCAGCCACAAGCGTGCCGATGTGTAGATGGACCTCAACTGGCCGCATGGCCGGTCTCTCTCGCTCAACAATCCTTTTTGCTGCATCCGCAACCCTGCTAATCATGTTAGGCTTAATGTTTTCACTTATCGCTCTGGCTAGTTCATCGTAATCTAAAAAGCTAGAAGCTCGGTCTAAAGGTACTACTGCTTCTGGTCCAGCTTCACCTACACCAATTATCTGCGGCGATGTAAATATGCCTCCCTGAGCGTACCACTCCACCTTAATATCAGGTACGGGGAATGTTATACCTGCAAGTGTGACATCCTTGGTACCAAACTTAAAGTGTGGTAGCGGAATGTGTAAGTTTTTGAAGGGGGCCACGATAGCGCTAGCAATATTTGAAAAAATACTTTTAGCTGAATTAAGCAATCCGTTCCAAACTGAGTTCATGCTAGAAGATATACCCGACCATAAGCTTGATAGGGTATTCTTAAGCGGTNCTAAGCTGCCAACTCCTTGATGTTCCTGAATCAAGTTATTATGAACGGATTAACCGACATCCATCTAAAACTCAATTAAGGAGACAATACCTGTCACTCAAAATTTCTCAACTCTTCAATGCTAACCGAGGAATCTATGGTGCTCCTAAAATTCATCATCTTCTACTTAAACAAGGGGAAAAAGTCGGGTTAAAACTGGTACAGAAGCTAATGAAGCAACTTCAACTCAAGTCTGTAGTCATTAAGAAATTTAAGCCTGGATACTCACTAAGTGATCACATCAATCGAAAAAATCTCATACAGACTGAACCTACAAAGAAAAATAAGGTTTGGTCAACCGACATTACTTATATTCCTACTCAACAAGGATGGGCTTATCTCTCAACCATTATGGATCGTTATACTAAAAAAGTCATTGCTTGGGATTTGGGCAAGCGAATGACTGTAGAATTAGTGCAAAGAACTTTAAATAAGGCCATTAAATCACAAGACTATCCAGAAGCTGTTATTCTTCATTCTGACCAAGGAAGCCAGTATACGAGTCTAGAGTATGAAGAGTTGCTTAAGTATTATGGGATGACTCACTCTTTCAGTCGAAGGGGATACCCTTATCATAATGCCAGTCTTGAATCTGGTATGGACATTTAAAAAGAGAGTGGGTGTATCAATTTAAATATAAGAACTTTGAAGAAGCCTATCAGAGTATTTTCTGGTACATCGAAGCCTTTTATAATTCAAAACGAATCCATCAAAGTTTAGGGTATCTTACACCTAATCAATTTGAAAAGGTAAGTGCTTAAAATAAATAGATTAAAATTCTACGTTTGTTACTCTAAAAACTTGACTTAACGTCAACGTCACCTCTCCCTTCACAAAATTAAGCTACTCATCCTTATCCTGTCTTCCTAGCTTAGTTTTCTGTGTTTTTTTCTAATTTCATTTTGAGGTGAATTAATTGGTAGTTATTAGAGGTGCCCTTTATACTTTTCAAGAAATTCTCTTATAGCTTGTTCTGTATTATCCTTAATATTTGTTCCGTTTAATGCTGAATATATTTTCAGTTCCTTGTGTAAATCTTCGTCAATTTTAACTAGTTTTGTTGTTTTTTTTATATTCTCCTTTTTTTCAAAAGGTGTTTCTATTTTACCTGTTTTTTTTATAAAATCGTCTAATCCCATAATTAAGTCTACCATTTCTGTTGTTTATTTGTATTTTAATTTATTTATATATCTGTATGTTTATATCTTTGTATCTTAGTATACTAATACACTTGTCAATTTATTTACTTATCTAGTCTATCAAGAAATTCTCTAAAAACATCAAAATACATTGATAAGACCTGTTTATCATACCCTTTATTTTCTGAAATACCATTTGTTCCCCATGACATCACTCTTGCACTATACTTTATAATACTCTCAAATGTTAAATCTCCAAAGGTGTCATAGTATTTTTTTAAGTATGATTTATTAGTTGCATTATCATCTTTTGTTAAATAAGGAACTATACCTAGTATTTCAACTTTGTCATTATACTGTCTCATGTCATTAAGATAGTTTAAATATGAAATCGTATTTTCATAACTTTCTTCTTCTGCCTGAGTTGGCGCCACAACATAATCACTAGCGACAATACAATTATGTGTGTATAACGAAGTAGTAGGTACGCTATCAAATATAATTAAATCAAAGTCCTTTTTTAAATCCTCAATTAGGTATGAGTATAAGTAATACTCATTGTTTTGGTTTAAATTTGTTCGAGCAAATTTATCAAGTGTAGCTAGCTCCCAATCTCCTTGAATAATATATAGATAATCATCAAGTTGTGTAATGCAGTTCTCTAAACTATTATTTCTAATTCCCTGCATAAAACTCAGTGAGGCATTTTTTTTAACCTCAAAATTTTTCATCATTTTTTTGGTCAGTGTTCTTTGAGGGTCGCTATCAATCAACAACACTTTAATTTTTAACTGAACCATTATATATGCAAATATAGCAATCAAAGTTGACTTTCCTACTCCACCTTTAAAATTGTTTAAAGTAAGTACGATCGCTACTGGCAAAGACTTAATTTTATTAACAACACCTTCATGGTATTTTGACAGAGACCACAATGTTTTATTCATTTTCTTCCTCTTTCGTTTTTTGTTTACTAATATAGTATACTACAAATATACTAGTTTGTCAATATATAAATATACTAGTATACTAATATATTTATATATAAAAAGTAGGATAATCTCCTACTTTTTCATTGAGTCTGAAAGTTGTTTTTTTATTCTCTCTAGTTCCTTTTGTTCTTCTGGAGTCGTTTCATTCACATATGCAGATTTATATCTGTGGTCAGGTATTTTATTTCCATTGACAGCTTTAACGTTTCCCTTTGTCTTGAGGTACCTTGTTTTATCTTCTTCAGGTTGCTTTGTATCACCACTTTCTAGGTAGCGCATAACAGCCGTTTTTAGGTACTTAACGAGGTTAGGTTTAGAATAGTCCAACTTCTTGTTTGACACATATTCTAGATGTTTTCTGATGCCTTGTATACCAACTATTTCTTCTAACTGTTTATAGAGTGGGTAAACTTCTTGTTGAAGATTAGCCATTAAAGTAATATCTTGCATATCAAAAGGAGATAATAAACTACTTTCTAAAAGACTAGTGGTATAGAGACTTTGCATTGCCTCAGCAAATAATGCCTGCTGATTTACTTCTTTATCTGCCTTACCTTGCAAGTATGCAGAGTCTTGTTCTCTTATCTTGTACTCGCCATTTAATTCTTGTGGCTGACCTTTCTTCGTTATATGGAACTGTATGTTATCGATTGTCCGCCCTTTTTTGATTTTGTCATAAGTCACAAAAAAATGTGTATGTGCATTAATTTCTTCCAATGGTCTTTTAAGTATATCATTGTTAAATCTTGTAAATTGTTTACGAGAATTTACTGTATCAGTTAATAGTCTTAATTCTTTGATTGAAATAGAGGGATTGCTGTACTGTTCCAATTGTTCTTCTCTTCGTCCGCCCTTTGCCTTGTAATGCTCATACTGGTTATAGTACATAGACAACCACTTATAAAGAATAATCGAATACTTGCTATTCAACTCCATAACATCAGATAGGGCATATTGCGTAAAGTTCTTTTTCAAGTCAATCAAATAAGGCATAATTTGAGGTTGAAATTGGATCGTTACTTTGTCATTATAATCAGTCCATTCTACAAAAGGGATAGGCACAATGCTTTTAAATTTATATCCCTTATCCTTTTCTTCTTTGATTTCAAAAAAGGCTTGCTTTTGCATTTTCTCAATGGCTTGTTTAAACCGAGAATGTTTATCATTATCTGATACCTCAAAAAAGGCAAAGAGTTCTGTTTTTGAAAGATAGATGATATTGTCCTTTGGTGGGTTATCCGTATCAATACAGGACACCGCTAATTCAAAAATCTTCAAAGGGGTCTTATCCATTTTCGCTATGCTTGTGATAAGGTCGTTATGTTCCACGACTTTTCGCTTTTTCAATTCGTCCATAGACTTCACCTGCTTTTTTTGTTCTTGATTTTCTGTTATACTAGACCTATAAATACGCTCCTTTTCGTGTTTATAGGTGGCATAGAGAAAAGACTTTTCCGAGTGAATTTCTCTATGCTTTTATTATACCACGATTGCGTATCATTGAACAGTTTTTTGATACGCTATACACAGTTTTTTGATACGCTATACACAGTTTTTTGATACGCTATACACAGTTTTTTGATACGCTATAATTCAAAATACCCTTATAAATATTGACTTTTATTATACGCAAAAGAACAAAAGACAAATATATATAAGATAAATAAAGAAAGAGGCTATTTCATAGCCTCATTTTTTTTATTTTATTTCTATTGGTTTAAAACTATCAATAACTTTTCCGATGAGCCTTAAATTTTCTGTATTCTCCAAAAGAATATCAGGATATATTAGCTCCCCATTATCGTAAGTATCTTTATTCAATGACTCCAATCGAACATGAGTATCCTCAATATGAATTTTTTTAATATACACTCTTTGATTTGCTATATCATCAATCACACACACACAACCATCATAATCATTGACGTGTGTTTTTCTGATTAATGCAATATCTCCACTATGAAATTTGGGTTCCATTGAGTTACCCTCAATTTCAGCTGCATAATCATATCTAACATCTTTATCCCAATATACTGTATAAGTTTCTTGTTCATCTGTGTAGCCATTGCCATACCCTGCCGATAACGACTGTTCAGATATGACTTGGTACGGTATCAAAATTACCTAAGTGCATTTTTAAGGGGCAAGCCCCCTTTTCTCTTTCGAGAAAATTCCCCAAAGTTCAAAAGAGGGCTAAAAGGAAAACTAAACGAGGTATTCAAGTTTTTGATTGCCCATTTTGACATCAAACGCAAAACAAACTGACCGTTATATCGTTAAATACCCCTAAAACGTCGTATAAGCGATTTTTAGATGATATGGCATAATTTATCCAGAAAGCATTTAAGCGCTCTAAAAAAGCCCTTAAATTGAAATCTAAGGGCATATATATAGTTTCTCAAGAAATTTTTTTCAATTTTCCACCAAAACCAAAATATTTAGTCTCTTTTCTGTATATTTAAGCAACCTATACTGAATGTCCTAAATATTGATATAATTGAGTTTAGTTAGTTGGTTGCATGGTTACACCCCGTATTACAATTCGGGGTGGTAAGCTGTGTTGCCTATGCCCTTGCGGGCATAGGCAACGGTCTTGTAACTGCGTAACAAGACCGTAAAAACCGCACTCAATACGCTTTCGCCTTACGGCTCCGCTTTTCGCCACGTCTTTTACGGTCTCGTTCCACAGACAAGTCCACCGCTCAAAGATTTTACTTCAAAAAGTAATCAGAGTTATTTTGAAGCAAACGCTTATACATCTATAATATCATAGTTTTACTTTGTTGTCTATTTTTCTTCTTCCAAAGATAATAGAGGACTTTGCTGTACTCTTGCACCCAACGATAAATCGTAGTATGACAAACATTTATTCCACGATCATATAACAATTCCTGAACTTCACGATAGCTTAGATTGTAACGCAGGTAGTAACCAACAGCGACAATAATGACGTCTTTTTTGAATTGTTTGCCTTTAAAATGATTCATTACTCTGTCCTCTCTGTCTTTTTTCTCAATTTTACACTAAAATAGATTTTTTGGAAAGCTTTGCAACAGAACCGTTTTTTTTACCATTTGTTACTCCTACTTAAAAAATCAGATAGGATATTTTCTTTTAATTGTTTATCTTTTTCCTTTTGTTTTTCAGCTAATAATTGAGCTTTTTTATCTTCTTCACTTTGGCCCAATTTCAAGCCTAAAATTCTGTCTTTAGCTCTTAACTTTTCACTTTCTGATAATTCTCCATTATGCTCAATATTAAACAATTTTTGTCTAATATCTTCTCTTTCTCCTTTTGAAAAATCATCAGAATCATTTTTTTCTGGCTTCCAACTGAATCTATAGGCAACTACTGGTTTACCTCTTCCTTTTCCATATTTCTTGGATATTTTTAGTCCTCTAAATAAAGGTGTTAATTCTTCCTTTATAGGTTTTAAGACTCTTAAATCAACATTTTCACTTTTATTTAAATAGCTTTTTGGAATATCCAACAGTTCAAAGAAATTGGCTTTTGAAAATTCAGCCCAACCAGTAGTTCTGTATTGCTTTAATAGCCTAAACATTGTCTTGGAATAAGAACTTTGAAGCTCTCTAAATTCAGCTAAAGAGTATCTGACCCAAGTTTCTAAATTATTAAGCAGAGGGATAGCCATTTCATTCATTTGTATTTCTACATAAGGTTCTTCAATATCTCCATTAATGGCAAATTTATTGAACATATTAAATGCTTGAAAACTTAACCCACTTTTAGAGGTACTACCAAATTGTAGGCTTAACAATTTCAAGTAAGTTTTTCTTAAATCATCAATAAACCTTTTATTAGCTGTAGGTTTATAGTCACTTAGTTCTTTTAATTGCTCAAATGAAAATACAACTGTTTCATCTTTTTTATCTCTCATTCGAGAGATAATAGAAAAAAATAGGTTCATTTCAACAGGAGTAAATTGTTTTAAAGGAATGGTATTTAATTCTGAGTCATACTTAATTATTTCATTAGCCATTGTATCTCCTCATATATGTTATTTAATGCCACAACTATTATACTACATTAAGGCACTACAAGNAATGCATAATGGTAGTGGATAAAACAGACAATTAGTAGTGGATAAACAGANNTAACTCATTGTGGCAGTTGAGGTTTCAGCCTCATAA